GCGATCAAGTTAGCAACACGGTTGATAAGAACAGCTAGAGCAGCGTGTTCGTCACCAACGTAAGTAGCTGTACCTGATACAGTAGCTTGGTTGTATGTATACTCTGTACTTGCTAGAGTACGTAATGACAAGAGAATCTCTTGGTCGATTTCAGCAGTAATTTCTTGTGCTAAAGCGGCCATGATTTCTGCTTCAACGTCAATACCATGTTGGCTTTGAGCGTCTTGGGCAGCTTCGAATGTCCAACGTGCTTGCAACTTACGTGATTTAGCTTCAACAGCTTGACGTAAGATTTGTACGCTGATTTGTTTACCACCGTTGCCTTCTAGGGCAGCAGTGTCATTACCAGTGTAATAAGTAGTTGTATTATCAGCTTGCGGTGTGCGTGAATATGCTTGAGCAATCAAGAATGGACTCAATGCTTCTTGACCAGCTGTTACGCTAGTTTGGGCTGCACTGTTGTCTGTTAATGATTGAGCATAACGAACACGTAGAGTGTGAATTTGACCAACTGGTCCTGTCATTGGTTGTACACCAACCAATTCGTTAGCGATAACGGTTGGCATGACACGACGGATAACTGGAAGAATCACACGGTTTAGTGTAGCGATATTACCAGCTGTTGTAGTACCGGCTGAACTTTCAGCTAGTAACTGTTTTTTGGTGTTTTCTAAAATAACACCCATTGTTGAACGGCGAGTTCCTTTTAAGCCTTCTAACAGAGCTTCTTTGGTCTCGTCCCAACGGCTTTCTAAGAGTACTTTTGACATTTTTAATTTCTCCTAATGATGTCTTTTTTTAAAGCCCTGCCAGACGCTTGATATCGATAACGTTATCACGTTGTTCCATATCAACTTCTTGTTTGGCAGCTTTATCCCCAGTTGCTTCTACGATAACTGATTCTGTTAATTTAGCTTTTACCGCTGGTTTAACATTACCGTTATTGAGAACTGCTGGAAGATACTTATCGAAAGCGGCTTGTAGACGTGGTGTCTGTACGCTTTCTAGTAAGTTCTGCATTACTGATGCCTTTTCTTCGTTCAATGTAGCAAGTAACTCGCCCATTGTTTTTTCACGTAGATTAGACTCTTTAATAATACGAACTTCACGTTCTTTTGATTCAATCAACTTCTTAGCGTTGCCGATTGTATTGATGGATTCGGCTAGTTTCTTATCTTTTTCTTCTAGCTGAGTCATTAGTTTGCGAGTTTCTGCTTTCTCACTTAAGTGAGTGACACTGAATTCACTTGCAAAACTTTCAAAGATACGACGACCAAAGTTATTTTCTCTAGCAATCTTAATATCTTCTTTCAATTGACCTAATTCACCTTTGAGTTGGCTAGCGACAACCGTAGTCAATCTTTTAGCAGATTCAGCAACAAAACGTGCCTTCAATGCTTCAAGTTGTTTACGACCTTCTGCAACTAACTTAACCTTAGCTTCTACTACAGCTTGTTTGTCTTGTGTGAATTCTTTAATTTCACGTGCTAAAGCATGAACAATAAATTGTTCTAACTTTTGCTGACTTTCCATTTGTAGTTTACGCTCACTACGTAGTTCTTTGATTTCTTCGGCTAGTTTAGTAACCATAAAATCATTGAACTTTGTAGCAGATTCACGCAATTTTTGTTGCGCTATCACACGGTCTTCGTTCATTGCTTGACGTTCAGTTTGAAATTCTTGAATTTCATGCTGTAGTCCTTCACTGACCATTTTATCAAGGGCTTCTACCATCACGTATCTGTCATGTTCATAACGTTGTGCGAATTCTTCTCTTAATTCTGCACGTACTTGCTCACGAGCCTCATTCAACTTAGATTCCCATGCCTCGTTTATAGCGACACCTGTTTCTTCGTTGATTAATCCACTCTCAAGTAATGGTTTAATGATTTCCAAATTCATTGGATTTCCCCTTATTTAATTTTGAGATCATTGATAAGACGAACCACTTCGTCTTTCAAGTATCTCTGTACTTTTTTGTCGCCTTGTGCCTCTTTTGCAATATCCAACAATTTATGACCATGACGCATATTCATCATTCCTTCATAGATTGCTTTAGGATAAGCATTGGGTGCACTAGGTTGTGCGACAATATCCACAGTGACTATTTCAAAGTCACTAACTTTGCCGTCCATGTCATTCACGTTTCCGCTACCACGACTTGAGACGCCGAGTTTCACACCACTCTCCAACATTGTAGACACTAATTGTCCCATTGGAGTTGGTAAAATCTTTAACTTGCCAAAACCATTAGCACCATCCATCCACATACTAGTAATCATATGTGATACACGGTCTAGGTTAATTTTTAAGTCATCTGGGTGATCTACTTCACCTAATACTGAATAGCCTTCTGTAATTTGTCTGTTAAGAGTTTCAACAGCACTTTCAATTTCAGAAACGGGGTAGACACGCTCATTAGCGTTCTTTACCCCACCCTGAATGAAGATACCTTTCATATAAAGGCTCTTCAAAGCACCTTCACCCGAGCTTTCAACCACCATACTGGCACGGTCGAAAGTCAGATGCTCTTTGAGATACAAAGCCATTGCTCTCAGATTCCTTAAATTCTTCTCTTAGCAGGAGTTCTACGTGACTCTGCTACTGGGCTACGAACTTTACCTGCTTCGTCTTTAGTGACTGGCTTAGGTGCGGCTGTTAAGTCTGCATTGTTTTGAGCTGGACTATTCTTAAATGATCCTGCACCTTTTACAGATGTTTCACCCTTAGTACCGTAGTTACTTGGTCCTTTTGGTCCTGTTGGAACTGCTTCAGATTGACCACCGAACTTAACTGGCTTGCTGTCCATTCCAGCTTGACCGCTATTAGCATCTACTGTGCTTTTAGTTTGTGAACCATTGTCACCATGAGTTACAGAAACTTTCTTCAATGTGATAGCTTCCATCATAGCATCTTCATCATCGTGTTCAGCTTCCATATCTTTTGTGAATTCTTCACCGTCTTGTTCAGCTTCGTCATCAAACTCAGCATCGGATTCATCACCGCCCATGATTTCTTCAAACTCGGCCATTAACTGGTCTAATTTATCTTCTAGGTCAACAACACGGTCTTCTAAACCTTCTTCGCCACCTTCTTCATCATCCATCTCAATGTCAATGGCTTCTTCACCATCGTCATCCATATCTTCGATGTCAAATTCTTCATCTTCACCTTCTGCCATGCCTTCTTCTTCGCTACCAATTTCGTCTAGCAAATCTTCAACCATACCAGATGGCTGATTCATCATGTCATCTTCGTCCATCATTGATTCATAAATTTCGCGGCTTTTCTCAACTACGATATCGTGAAATAATGCACGTGCTTGTTCTTCGTTCTCATTGATAATCAAATCAATAAGTTGTTCAAATTTTCTATTATCCATTGAATGTTCTCCTAAGTAAATGGCTTTGTAGAATTATTTAGTGTGTATATGGCAAAACAGCACAATAAGTGCTGTTTTTTTACGTTTTTGCCTAGAATAAGAGATTTTTCTCTTATAATTGTGGTTGATCAGGTTTTGGCTGACTATATTGTGCATGAATTTTTTTAAGATAGTTAGCCTTTTCATAATTTCTAACATCATTCATCTTACGTAATTTACGAATCTGACGTAATGTTAATTTAGTTTTACGGCTTTCTCTCCACTTTGGTTTACTGTTATCAGACTCAACATCTTGGTAACCTTCAATAGCGGGAGTAAACATCTCAAAAAGTTTCATATTATTTATTTATCTTAAATCTGTCCAGGAGCACCACCGGGTGCATTTCCTGCCATGCCAGCAGCATCACTACCAACTGGACCAGCTACTTCCATACCTGCTGCACCATCATCTGGGGGAGGTGCAGCCATATCTTCACCGGTCTGAGTATCAGATTCAATATCACCCACTGATACACCAATACTGCGTAAATCATTGCCCTGTGGCTCAATCTCAATCTCTTTATCATTTTCTTCACGCCACATTTTTTCGTTCTTACTGATTTCTTCTTCAGTTAAGCCCAAGAATCGTTCCATAGCAAAACGTTTACTTATGTATGGATACTGCTCAATAGCTGTAAATGAACCAATACGTGCTGTATCTAATTCACTTTGGCGATAGGCCGCAAAATTCTGCGGTGGATTAAATTGTAATTGGAATAAACCACTATCAATATTCAACCCTCTCCAACGTAAGAATAACTTAAATTCTTCATCTAGCTTTTGGCTAATATACTTTTGTAGTCGTTCACAATATTGGTTAAAACGGAACTCTTGGATCATTGCTGTGCCAACTCGTCCATCACTCATTGGAGTAGGATTATCATCTGGTCCAGTTGGAAGATAGCTACTTGGCACACGTAAACCACGTGCTAATCTGTTGTTAAAGTAACGCAAGTCATCAATCTCACCCAAATTCTGTCCACCGGGTAACACTTCAACACTTGATCCTCTTCCGTCAGCAGTAACTGGGAAGAAGTAATCTTCATTCATACTTAATGGGTTATAGCTAGCATCAACTACACTGCCACCACCATGTGTACTTGGAATACGTCTTTGATGAATCTCATTTTTAATACGTTCAACGAAAGCCATAGCCAAGTGACTTGGCATATTACCAACATCAATCTTAAACATTCTACGTTCCGGAGCACGTTGTACACGATAGATAAGAACCGCGTCTTCAAGTAATTCTTTTTGTTTATAGACTTTAAAGACATTCTCTAAAATACTTTGACCAAAGGGCCAGAAGCGGTCAAGACCTTCAGTTAAGCTTAGATGAACAACGTGTTTAGCATCGATGGCTGCTTCACTTTGACCTAATGTAAAACGACTACCTGATGTATTGTAGGGCATTGCAGGGACTGTGTATCCACCACCTGCTCCACCTCCACCTGTACCACCCATACCAGTTGCTGGATTAGCGGCAAAGTCTGTATTAGTTTTAGTAGCTACCGACAAGTTCTGTAAGTTAATGTTAATATCTTTAATAACATATTGCTCAGGCTTTTTACCTTCGCTTTCGTTAACAATAACTTTAATAACTTTAGTCATATCTACCCAATATAACTTAAAGTTTTCCGGGTCACGTACAAATACCTGATCACCAAACTTAATTGTATTACGGAAGATTTTAAATGTTCTAGTTTCAAATTCGTTTAATTTACACCATTGTTGTAATTGAGTTTTTAGTAATTCAACTTCATGTTGTGTTGGTTCATCTTTGAAATCTAAGTCAAAAGGTGTTTTATTATGTTCATTAGTTTGTGTACTGAATTCACTGATAATATCTAAACAAGCATTAATCTCAGCATCAACATCCATCATTTCATATTGATTATAACGTTCAATACGATTTGGGTGACCTGTATAAACTTCTGGTAAACGGCTACGATAATTTTTATAACCCATTTCAGCGTTATTATAACCGCCGGTGTCACTACCATTTTGTCCTGGGCTACCATTCCAAGCACCGGTATTGTTATTGAATCCAGAGATGGGACTGGACATGCCAGATTTATTTGAGAAACGTTTTTTATAGGTCATAGTAGATACTTTGTCTAGTATTTAGTGTTAAACCATTGAATTGCGTAATAATTTATCTTGTATATCGTTACCCGTGCTGAGTTGAGAAATCATTTCATCAAACTTATCTTCCATCATTTGCATCATTGCTTGAGTAATTCCAGCAAGTTGGTCTACGCCCGGTAAAGATCCACTTGATGCACTAGCCATTGCACTATCTAATGGTTCTTTTGTAGCCCCTTCTTCACTAACGCTAATCATTGAACTTGGGTCGGGTAACGGTACAATAGCTTCTCTGCCATGTAATTCAACGTTATAACCTCCTATAGGTCCTTCAAAAACTCCACCGTCATATGCTTTTAATTGACCGTGAAAGTGGCCACCAGTTGATTTAGCACTAGCATTATTATATTCATCTTGTGCATAGTCAAGACCTAACCCTTTCATCATTTCTACAATCTCTTTACCTTGTTTTTTACTAGGCTGGCCTGCTACAACAAAATCTAAAGCTAACCCTTTTGTATGCAAACTTGATGAAGCTTTTTCATTATGATATTGATCATTAAACCCAGTAAATTGCATGAAGCCTGGTATTTCTGCTTGAATATCTTTAGCAATATCAATCAAATCAGGATGTACATGTTTTCCCTCAGCCTGAACATCACCCTTTTTAAGTTGTAATCCAGCATCAGCTAATTGTTTAGTAGTTGTAGGGTTAGGTGCAACGGGGGCTGATGCACCTTTTGATGCTACACTACGACTGCTACCTCCACCTCCTGCTCCACCACCGCTAGCAGCTGCCTTGTTGGCCTCTTGTCTTTTAAGCATATCTTCGTAATATGCTCGGTCTTTTTTACCTAGACTAGGATCTTGTAATGCTTCTTTGGCTGCTTTAATTTCATCGTCAGACCATGCGGCGTTTTTACCAACCCCGCCGGCATTACCGGCTGGCGGGGCTTCGGTTGCAGGTTTATCCTCATTACCTAAAAGTTTGTTAATGTATTTCATTACATCTACTAAACCTTTAGTAAAGGCATTTACCGCGAGTGCGGCTTTTGGCATAGCTAAATTACCCATTTTCCAAACTTCTTGTCCCATTCTTTCCATGTTTTGCTGAGCCTTAACAGTATCTTCTGTTAAACCACCGCTAGCGGCTTTTTGTTTTTTCTGTACTTCCATGGCTTCTTCCATAGAGATATTTTGGCTTTTGGCAATCTCATTTAACACAGTCCAGTTACCTAATTTCTTAGTATCAGGCATAATTGCGGCTGCTTCTCTGAAATTTGATGAATATTCTTTAGCACCTTGCCTAAATATATCCTGAGCTTTATCAAACTGTTTGGCCATATCTTCAGGTTTAGAATTTTTTAATGTGTTTAAAACATCATCAGCCGTGTCTCCCATTTGTACCATAAGTTTCCTAGCGGCTTCCGTATTATTACCGCCTAATTTATCCATAAATCCGCGTTTTAATTCTGGATCCTTAAGAGTACTAATAAATGCCATCACCGCATCTGCGCCCGCCTCATTTTCTTCTCTAAGCATATCCATACTAGCCCCAAAGCGGCTATCAGATAACATTTCATTACGTTGTTTTATTAAATCTGCTTTGCTTAAGCCTGTTATTTTTTGTAATGCATCTAGTTCTTGGGAATACTTGACAGTACCCTGTGCTAGCTGTTCTTCACTCATGTTTCTAGCACGACCTAATTTAATTTCCTGTTGTAGGAAGCCGGCTGATGCACTTCCTATATCATCAGCAGTCATACCCAATTTACGTAATCCTAATCCGGCGTCTGCTAATGCACCGTCACTTTTAGTTAGCATTCCAACAGCTTTAGTAAACATAGTGGCGCCACCGCCTACTGTCTTACCCCATTGGGCTAAATCACCGGCATTATCTTTAATTGCTTTTTTGAATCCTTCAAGACTCATGCCTGATTCTAAGAATTGTTTAGAAACACCCTCCATACCCTCTGCAGTTAGTGCACCTGCATTCCCTAATTCTTGAAATGCTTTAAGGTTTTTGTCCATCAACTCTAAAACAAGTTTGGCGCCTTCTGCGGCAGCTTTAGTAACCCCGGCTATTGCTTCTCCTACAAATGGTATAGCTTTAGCTAAACTAGCTAGTGTGTTTGCTACAATGTCAATTAACGGATTTAATGATGTAAAATTAGTACTTCCGTTTGCTAAACCTGATGCAAAACTACCCAACCCCTTAGTTATATCACCTATACCTTTGGCAAAGTTACTTCCAAACTCATCCTGAGCCTTTTGTGTTGCGGCTTTTCTAGCGTTTGCTTGTTCTTCTTTTATTCCTTCTTTTCTTAATCTGGATAATACCTTTTGTTGTTCTGCGTCTAGTTCAGTATTTTGTTTACTAATCAGTTTTGTTAAATTGTTTTGTTCATCAATAAAATAATCGTATTTTTCTAACTCTTTTTCATATAGAACTTGTTTTCTGTTTTGAAGTGCCTGCTCCTTACCAAGCATCTTCTCTATTTGATTGTTAACATCTTGTTCCAGTTTACCACGTTTTCTTGCGCCAAGCTCAAGAATTTCCATGGTTTTACGTTCTATTTTGCCGTGCTCATCTAATTTAGCATTTATACCATGACGGACTCGTAACTCCTCTTCACGTGCGCGGCGGTCTTCCTCAGCCGCATCAGCTTGCATGCCTAAAGCTTCTCGTAATCTTCTAAGGTCGTCTGCTTCGTCAGCCATATATTGTACTCATAATGTTATTATTTAAAGGCGTAAAATTCACCCACTAAATAGTTCATAGTATTTATGATTGTAAAAACCCCTTTTGGAGAACAAATGAACAATAACCCATTAAAACAATATTTTCGCAGACCTGCAATATATTTAAAATTGCCTAGTGAGGGTAAGTTTTACCCAGAAAATGCCATTGATTTACCTGAAAATAAAGAACTACCTGTATACCCAATGACAGCTATAGATGAAATAACTAGTAAAACCCCTGACTCCCTGTATAGCGGTTTGGCAATTTCTGAAATCATCAAAAGCTGTGTTCCAAATATTAAAGATCCATGGTCTATCCCGACAATTGACTTGGATGCTATATTAATAGCTATTAGAGCGGCAACTAATGGAAATATGTTGGACATTGAGTCAACTTGCCCTAGCTGTACTGAAACTTCTTCATATAATGTTAATTTAATTGGATTACTATCAAAAATAATAGTGAACGGTTACAGGGATAATGTAGCCCTTGATGAAATGACTATTTCTTTCAAACCAATCACATACAAATCTTATAATAAATTAAATCTAACACAGTTTGAGCTAGAAAAAAATGTAAGAAAAATGAATGAACTTACATCTGATGAGGAACGAATACAATATTCAAAAGAAATGATGAAACAATTAAATGATTTAACCATGCTTCTTGTGTCTGAATCAATTGATAATATTACAACACCTTCATTTGTAGTAAATGAGAAAGAATATATTCTTGATTTTTTACAAAACTGTGACAGAAACTCATTTGTAAAATTAAAAGAACATACTATAAAATTACGAGAAGATGCTCAATTAAAACCATTACCGGTAAAATGTATACATTGTGAACATGAATATAATCAAACTATTGCGTTAAATGTATCTGATTTTTTCGAATAAGGCTTCTGTACCTAGCGCCTGAAGAGATACAGAAGCTCATAGACGATATGGAAAAAGATACCATGTCAATTAAAGAAAATGCCATACGTATGGCTTGGCATATGCGGGGTGGCGCTAGCTATGAAGATATACTAAACATGTCTACTGAAGAACGCAATGCCATATCAAAGTTAATGGAAGATAACTATGATACTACTAAAAAATCAGGGTTACCATTCTTCTAATTAATCCCGTAACTGTTCATTTATCATTACGGGTTATCTCTGTAAAGATGAACTTCGTTCATCTAAGAACTCACTTCGTTCGTTCTTAGTTTTTACGGTTATCTATTGTCTTTTACTCTATATCATATATGGACTATATTGCCGCTTTGAAGCCATGGTAGTGCTATTCAGCACTACCAATGGTTAAGGGTATTTGCCATGCCCGTCATCCTTTGTCATCTTTTCCCCGTCTAATTAGCTATTTGTTGCTACTAAACGCTACCGGTTGCTCTGTAAAGTTATGGGACTGTAGTGAAGCTATCAATGGTTTTTCAATTGATTCTTCAGCAACGCACTTCTCACCCCGCAAAGATAAAGTAGGGGTGAGCTTGTTGAGGGTTCGCTTTGTCGATTGCCCTCTCGGTATTCCATAGTTATCACTAACTATGCTTACTCCAGATCCATCAGCGTTCTTACACGCATCTTCAAGGAGGTCTTGCAGCCAAGACAACGAATTTTTATTTGATTATGTTGTTGAGATATTGATAACAGTTTGATTTGACGTGGTGTCTGGTGTTGCCGAATAGGTCTTTAATAATGTACTGTTGTGTTGAAAAAAGTCATCAAATTCAACGATTAGCCAATCGCCAAACTTGCTTGACGAATAATAGACAAAGTTGTCTGTTATCCATGTTGAGCCGCATTGCACGGCAACATAACGACCTTTTCTATTAAACTTCATAAACAATAAATTTACATCACCGGTATCGGCAACATCCATTAATTGTTCAATCCATGTATTTATTACTTTACAGTCGCCTGAAAGTAGTAAGTGAAAAGGGAAGTCTGCATAAAATTTGCATTCAATGTTCATTTTACTGAAACTTTGACCGGGTACAATATCACCTTTGAAAGAACGTACTTGTCCCTCATGTAATATTGCTGTTCTATGCTGATTTTTACCACCAATGTAAGCTCCAGATCCGGGTGCTCTTATAAAGCTTTCGCCATATAGGTCAGAAAGAAACTTTGCAACTTCTCTCTCAAATCCTGATCCTTTAGCCTTCTGTGGTGATGTCATGTTAATACTTATCTGTCTCTGTGTCTCTTTGAAATTATTCTGTGTCAACTGCTGTTGAATAACTTGTAAAGCCGTTTTCTTTAATCACTTTAAGAACACTAGGCACACGCCCAGCTAATTCTTCACGGTGACTTACAAGCCAAATACTTTTCTGTCTGCGTCGGCTCATGTCTTTAAGAATCGCAATAGCATTCTCAACACCCATCGTGTCAAGACCACTATCAATCAGTTCATCAATAAACAATGTATTAATAGGACGATATAAACTCTCCCATACATCTCTAAACGCAAAACTCAAGCCAAGAATCAATCGGTTACGCTCACCACGACTTAAGTTATCAAAGTCAAGTTCACGACCGAGCTCGGTAATCTCAACTTGTAAATCATTTTGAAAGATAACCTGATGTGGTAAACCAATCTTGTCTAAGTAATGTGTCAATCGTTGATTCAAGTAACTTAAGTTCTGGTCAATAATCTTTTTACGAACAAAACTGTCTTTGCTAACTAACAAATCTAACAAGAACTTCTGATGATCCATTGTCCTTGTCAATCTGTTGATAGCATCAAAGTCAATAGATTGTAATGCGTTACTCTCCATCTCTACTACTTGTTCATAATATGGATCAGTTTCATTATCTTTACTACCAATCTGAGTTAGTAAACTATTAACAGTAGACCTATGTTCAACCGCTTCTGCTTCTGTATCATATATTGTTATAGGTTGGGGCCCTAATTCAACATAACTTAACTCATTAAGTTGTTCACTAAATGGATTAGATTCTTTCCTCTTATCTTCCCATACTTTCTTTAAGTTAGCTACATCACCGCTATGACGAATGGCTTCTGCTTCTGTTTTGTATTTTGGAGTAGGTTTAGGACCAATATCTTTTAATGCTAATTGATTAGTCTCTAAATGATCTTCCATCATTGCTAAATCAGCTTTTGTATTTTCAAGTAACGTAGTCTTTTCTAACGTAACTTCTAAATGCTTATCATCATGGAAATCTTGACCACATGCATAACACTTATGATCCTCTAATTCTTTAATTTCCCGAACCAATTTCTCAATTAATTTTTTTTCTTTTGTGATATTTTTATTTTGGGTGTCAATTGCTGTGGCAATAATCTTTTGGTCAGCTTCATCTTTTATCCACTCTTTTAAGTCAGCCCATGCTTTGAGTTCGGCTTCAATGTCATACTCATTCTTGCGTAGGTATGTAGTATGTGCTACTGTAATATCAGTATCATGTTTTTGTTGCCATGCGGTAGAACGTGCAACTAACGCATTGTATGTATCCTGTACTTCTTTTTGTTTAGCCCAAACATTCAAATCTTTATGTGCTAGTAGTTCTGCTTCAATATCAATCTTGCTCAATTCATCATAGTCAGCAACTAATTTAGCAAGATCCTCATCATGCTTTGCTTTCCATAACTTCTGTCTACGTTTGAAACTTTCAATCTGTTCAGCTACACGTTTGTTAGCTTCTTCAATACCTTTTACACGATATTCTTCTTGTTGTATACTGTCTTTGCTATCACGGATCATATTCTTAATGACCTCAGCTTTTTCACTTAACAAAGTAATACCAAGTAATTGTTCAATGATATCACGTTGATCATTAGTTTTCAGTGCTAAAAACGGTTCACTATATGTATTCAATACAACAATATGTTTGAACATATCGGCACTCATGTGAATAACACTTTCAATAGCTACTTGTGTTTCTTTATTCTCACCCTGTGCATCGTCAGTATTCTTTTGTAAATCGTTGTTTACATAGAATCGTAAGATGTTGGGCTTGCGACCTCGTTCAATCTTATACTCAATGCCATCTACACTAAACTCTAGTGTGACCATCATGTTTTTACCATTAGTACGATTAACTAGGTTATCTTTACGAATACTATTGATTGGTACACCGAACAGGGCGTAGGATAAACCCTGAATGAGGGTAGTCTTACCTGTACCATTACGAGCACCATCACCACCTAAGTCTAAGTTCTCACCTAGAATAAGTGTTAAGTCTTGTCGATCAAAACAAACTGCTTGTGTTACTTGTCCAATTGATAAAAAGTTTCGTAATGTAATATTCTTTAATGTAATCATAGGTTATTATAAATGTCCAACAATAGTTTTTTGTCAAAAGTATTTGATTCAATAGAATTAATTTGGTCAATGACAATTTGGTCAACTGATTCAAATCGTAATCCATCTGACCCAGCTATCTCTGTTTGTTCTGCTTTCATTGGTATCAATGCCATTTCTCTTAATTTATGTTCTGGGATTAATGTTTCTCTAATGAAGTTAGCTTCTTCATAACTAATATCAATGTCAAGATGTACTCTAACATGACTGTCAATCAATAGCAAGCCCTCAGGGTTTTCTAGTACATCACTTAGTTTATATACACGATATAATGGTTGTCTAGGCCAACTAAAGAATTGCGGATCTTGGCCCCATTCAAGTATCATCATACCACGTGCATCATCTCCGGCGTCAGCATAGTTATGCGGGAAAGCGTTACCTATATACCACACATTCTTTTTACTTTGACGTTTATGGAAATGACCACTGAATACTAAATCTGTGTTTGGAAAAGAATCCATATTAATATCACCATGATCAGGCATTAATATTTGTGCATTCATGTAAAAATTGGGAAGCTCAAAATGTCCAAATATATATTTAGATTTTAATTTTTTAATTTGTTTTGCCTCATCACCTACTAGCCATGGACAAATAGTCACATCACCTTCAGTAAAAATATCATTAATAACATGAACATTTGGAAGATATCCTGCCCATAATACACTATGAACGTCACGTTTTTCTCTATAGTATAAATCATGGTTACCTGTTAAAAAGAACACTTGAGTAAAATTAGAATTTAATAGTTCTAAACATTGCATAGAGTAATGGAGACTATGTATGTTAATACTTGCGCGGTGATTATGCCAATCCCCACATATAATTGCAGTATCACACCCCTCATCTTTTGCTTTGGATATAAACCACGTAACAAAATTCAAACAGTCCTCATTGTGAACTATACTATTTGATTTTAGACCAATGTGAAGATCAGTCATTACTGCCGCTTTTTTAAATAGATTACTCATATGTTTATTATATAGGATATGGCACTACAAAGCAATGCCATTGGACAAATTATTCTTCGTAAACTGTACTGCTTGACCCAGAGCCTTGACGACTCCAACTTGGGTTAAGACCGTTAATTTCTAAGATATCATCACGTATGTTTTGATTACGCTTTTCAGTATTCAATACACGACAGAAGCTATTTGTTATAGCAGCCGTGTAATAAGCGAATGGGTTTGCTGATTTAGCTTCATTGAAACGTAAACCAACGTATGTTAATTGTAAGATAGCACTGTTACGCATTTCATCATTGTATGTATACCCACGCCAATTATATTTCATTGCGTATTTTTCGCACATCATAATATACATACGGGCAAGTTTGTTTGTGATTTTACCATGTTCTTTATTAAAAGAACCAGTTGGTAGATCACCTTGCCAATGACTTTTGCCCACACAATAGAATGTATTGTTCTCGTCAATTTTATAATGTTGGAATGGGGGAAAGTTAACTTTAACATGAACCATGTCATCTACTTCAGCTTTAGTTGTATTATCTTCTAGGTCAGCAAAAATCTCATCTGGATTTGGTTCTTCAAACTCAAAGATATCTTTTGCTGTTTTCTTTTTAACTGTTTTTCTAGGTTGTTTTGGTGCAACTGGAACATGATCCCAATTCATTACACGAAATACCAAATCTGTTAGTTGAATTGAATCAGGGGAAACTGAATCTTTACTACCTTGTTCTAAACTTAAACGTAATGCACGTGTTTCTTTTGCTACTTGAATTGTTTCAGGTTTGAAAGCGTATGCTAGACTTTCATCAATTGGTGCTTGGGGCATATCTACTATAAAGTCATACCTATGATATTCTGGTTTAGTAAAACAACAATATGCGTTTTTACTTTCATGTATTTCTTTTAGAATATCTTTGTTATTAAGATAGTTTACAGGTTTGCGTGGTGCGGGTAATAGAGACATAGTTTCCTTGTTATTGTGTGTAGTGTAACACATTAGTTGCAGAAAAGCAACGATTTTTTAGTGAAAAGGGTAAAAATACTACTTTTATTTAGCGATAAATATAAGTAAGGATAACAACATATTATGCCAACTCCAACGCAAGCCCAATTAGCATTAGAACGTGATGCATTAAAAGCCGACATTGCTGACAAACAAGCATTGTATGCCGACCTGATTGCAAGAGGCAAGGTTAATTCTGCTCAGGAACTTTTGGGAGACATTAATAAACTAACAGGGCAAGAACGCACACTATCAAATGATATTAAAAATTTTACGCAGTTTAGTACAGAAAGAGCCTCACAAGATGCTGAAATCGCTCAGACACAAAATTTTGAATCAAAAAATTCACCAGCAAATCAAACAGTAACAAGTAGTTCAACTACTAGTACAACAACGGGTGGTACTGCAACTACTACAATTTCAGGGGCAGCAACGTTGTCACCTGAGGCTGAAAACGCCGCTAAACAAGCAAATTTACGAGCATCAGCATTTACGGCAAACCCTAGTGGAAAAATTGGCAATAATACAATTGATAAGGCAGTAACTTCCGGTGCAATTACTCCGGCAGAGGCCGCGGCATTAAAAACAGGCGCAGTACCTGAAGCAGATAGATTTGCCGCTGCATCAGAAGCCAGAGCAAAAGCTAACGCAACTGTTGCAGCCGGAACAACTGAAGGTCCACCTACTACTATAACAACATCAACTCCCAATTCAAGTGGTAACACTACTGTAGAACAACAATCCGTAGCGACCCCTCCTCCAAGTATTAATAGTAATTCAAATCTTACTAATACTGCTACGATTGTGACTAACCCAGACGGAACAAAATCTGAAGTAACTGTAAATAACACTACCGCAACGGTAACAACTACCCCTGTTGTTGATAATCAATTAGTACAAGGTACAGAAACTACTATTGTTGCTAGTCAAAATGTAGATAATACAAACCCTGCACTTATAAATCCAAACACTGATCCTAATACAAATATTGGTGCAGAAGGACAAGATTTAGTGTATGATCCATTATTAGAACCTCCTATTACTAATGACGGAGATGAGTTTTCTGGAATAGATGAACAAGTTCAAAGACAAAAAGATTTAGAAGATGGGTCACTAGAATTTGCTGGTATAGATGAACAAATTGGTATAAATGAAAATGCATTACAAGAACCACCTTTATTATCAGATGAAGAAATAGATCAACAGCTACGATTAGCCGCCCAAGACGAACAAATTGAAAATAAAGATCCGGCTGACGTTGGGGAAGAAGATCCGTTTGAGGCTGCTCGCATACGAGCCGGTGAAGAATACGATAGAACAACCGGAATAACAGAACAAGATATATTTGCGGCTGAAGGTGTTACTAATGCAGCCGGGTTACAAGGTAAACTTGAAGATGCTAGAGCGCAACAAATTACACAAGATGCCGAGAATGCAAAAACACAAGGCGATTGGCGTGTAAGATTAAGTTTAGCACCAAGTGCAGGATATTTATATAAGGCAGTAAACCCAGGCATATTATTACCGTTACAAAAAACAGACGGTATAATTTTCCCATACACACCAAGTATACAAGTTACCTATGCCGCACATTATGATGCTTCAGATTTGACACATAGTAATTATAAAGTATTTCAATATAAAAATAGTAGTGTAGATCAAATTAGTATTTCATGTGATTTTACCGCACAGGATACTGAAGAAGCCAATTATATGTTAGCTGTAATACATTTCTTTAGGTCTGTTACTAAAATGTTTTATGGTCAAGACCAAATACCTAAACCAGGAACACCGCCTCCATTGTGTTATCTATCTGGAATGGGTGATTTTCAATTTGATAGACACCCATTAGCAATATCTTCATTTAATTATAGTTTGCCCACTGATGTGGACTATATACGAGCAAGCAGTCCAACTTTGTTATCTGGAGTTAATGCAACTGGTTATAATGATAATAGAAATAGTGATTTAACACCACAACAAGTTAGAATGCAATCAGGAACTACTCCGTTGAATGCAGGTGCTACAGAATCAGCACCTAAGTTTGGAAAGGCAACTAATACACAACCTACATATGTACCTACAAAGATTCAGATAGCAATAGTTGCATATCCAATTGTAACACGTAATGACATAAGCAATAATTTTAGTTTAGCAGAATATGCTACTGGCAAGTTACTACAGGGTAGTAAACGCAAAGGCGGAGGAATTTGGTAATGGCAAATAACACACTTTATCCACAAACAAGTCCATACTATGCAACAGATATAGTTAATGGCAAATTTTTAGATATAATGGTAGATAGACCTATCATTAAACAACCATCGGATATCTATTGGGAGATTACATTGGTATATGAATTTCGTCCTGATATGTTAGCATATGACTTGTATGCTGATAGCAGATTGTGGTGGGTATTTGCACAACGAAATCCAAACACATTAAAAGATCCCTACTTTGATTTTGTAGCGGGTGTAAGTATATACTTGCCTAAAGCAGATTTGTTGAAACAATTATTGGGAATATAAATGGCAACAAATTCAAGTACTCAAATTGGACAAGGTGCTGACGGATCTTCATGGACATCTACAGTCGACCTTGACACTAATACTGGTTCAAAAACATCAACTGTTACTTTTACTACACCCAAAGGTCCAGTAACATTGACCGGTACCCCTGATTCAGTCTCATCTCAATTAGGTGCATTAATGACAAAAAATGCCGCATTTCCTAATTATGTTTCATTGTTAAGAGCGGCACAATCGGCGCTTATTAATATATCAGCGACACTAACTGCGTCATATCAACAACTAGTTCCTCCACCTAATGCAGAACCAACTCCTCCAGCATCTAATGATCCAACCGGACAATTTGCTGACCAAAATTTGGGGGGCGGAGAAGAACCCGCATACCCCACAGCAGGTGGCCCAACTGGACAATTTGCGGATCAAAATATGGGAGGCGGAGATGATTTGGGTGGTACTTCGGGTGATGAAGAATATAGTTATGATAAATCATATGCAGCCAAGATTGATGCTACTAAAAATGTAACTAATCCAAATAATGAAATGGAAACGCAAAACGAAAGTTATGCGGGTACAACAGTTGCTGGACAAGGAGACAAAGGATCAGCTAATAAAGTAAAATCAACCGAGATAGCATCTGGACCAAAACCAGGATCACGCCCACAAAACCCATTAGGTAGTTTATCAAGTTACACCTATCAAATTTCTTTGTATATGATAACACCAGACGCATATGATGCTTTTATCCAATCTGGCAGAAATAACATTAATGCAATTAACAATGCGGCTAATCCACAAGTAGCAACACAGGTTGAAGAAAGTAGTTCTGGTGCATATATTATAGCTCAAAGCGGTGGTATAAACAATAAAACAAGCAAACGTGCATTTGACCTTGATTTCTATATAGATGACTTAAAAATTAATACAACTACTAATGCTAAAGCAAAGAAAACATCATCCAATGATACAGAAATGTCATTTAACATTTATGAACCATATGGATTTTCATTCATATCAAAATTAAATAATGCGGCTGCTTTATTAAAAAAGAAAAGTAAATTAAAAGATTATAAAAGTTTATCTAACTCTACTAAACAATTTTTTGTGTTAGGTATTAGATTTCAAGGATATGATGAAAATGGCAAAGAGATATCAGGAGCCTCTACTTATAACCAAGATACATTTGATGTGACGGGTGATTCAGGTGGAGTATTTGAAAGATTTTTTGATATTAGAATTACTGATATGAAATTTAAGATTGACGGCAAGATGACAGTATATAATATTACTGCTGCAACAGTTGCACCTAAAGCTGGCTTTGGTGTAAAGTATGGTAGAATAGATAAAGGTGCTAGAGTAGAGGGAAGTACAGTAGAAGATGTATTACGAGGAACTAAAGGGTTATTAACAACGTTAAACGAACAGCAAGAATTACAAGCTAAAAAGAATGGTGAGGGTAGTATACCAAATGTATATAAGCTTAGATATTTGGGTACAGCAGAAGCAGAAATAGGAGCCGCATCTATTGTAAGTATTGCTGATTTGGATAAATCTAAAATGCCTATGAGTGCAGCCGCAAATATTAAACAGGTAAATGAAGCGGTGTCAGTATCAGCAGTGCCTGATACAAATAGAAGAACTATTACATTTGCAAATGATGTATCTATAATGCAAGCTGTAGGATCAATTATTTCTCAAAGTAGTTATTTAGAAAATGCATTGACCCAAGTAATAAAATCTGACACCGAGCCACCTAAACCGGGACAAGGTAGTGAAACAATTAAAGATCCTAATCCAAAAACTATTAAATGGTATAACTTAGGGTCAGAAGTTAAATGTTTGGGTTTTGATAATATAGTAGGTGATTTTGCGTATGAAATAACATATGTTATACAACCATATGAAACCCCAATGATTACCAGCCCGTATGCAGGTAAAACATCAAAATATTACGGAGCACATAAAAGATATGAATATTGGTTTACTGGAAAGAATTCAGAAATAATACACTATGAACAAACAATGGACAACTCATATTTTTTACCAGCAATGAATCCAACTGGTTCTTCTGCTAGTCAAGGTGGCGGAGCAGATATTTCTACTGTGCCTGGAAAACGTCAAAATGAAGATAGAACAGGTAAATTAGATATAGGTAAAGAAGCACAAAATTCGTATCTAACAAGTTTATATGATCCCGGTGCTTATGCTACAGCAAAGGTAACTATATTAGGTGATCCTGATTATTTAATGCAAGATAGCCCTAGTTCAATCAATCAAGTATATCGACAATTTTATGGAAAAGGTTTTACTATTAACCCAAATGGTGGACAAGTTTTTATTGAAATAGATTTCAAAGAAGCAGAAGATTATAACAACATTGACGGATTGTTAAGTATAAATGATTCTATTCAATTTTGGAAATATCCCAAATCAGTATCATCACAAATCAAAGGTGTAAGTTACATGTTAACTGAAGTAGTAAGTATTTTCTCAAAAGGTAAATTTACACAAGAATTAGATTGTGTCATAAATCAATTTTCTGAAAGCGGAAATATTGTTGACAAAGGTGCAGGAGGTAGACCTACGTCAGAGGAAACTACTGCAACTAAGACTACGGATGCTAGTGGACGAAGAACAGGTGCAACAGATCCTAGAGTCGCACAAATAAATCAAACAAATCTAAACAGTGATCCTAATACAAATATTGGGACAGATATACAAGACAGTAGTGCATCAGGTGCCGGCGCAAACAATACAAATAAATCTCTTAATTCAGGATCACAGGCTAATGATGATGGTGTAATAGATGCTAAGAAACAACCTGCAAATCAAGGTGGAAGAGAAGAACCTGTTGTAGGAAGACCAAGGGGCGGGGCATAATATATGGCATACGATGAAATAAAACCTAGAGGTAGTACTAAAGCAAGTCAACCAGACGCCGGCGGTGCAGTATTACGTAGCGTACCACTATTTGGTATTGTTAAAGATAATATAGATCCTATTCGTTCTGGTAGACTACAAGTATACATTAGTGACTTGGGAGGATTAGATCCGGATGATAGCAGTTCTTGGGTAACTGTTAGTTATATGACTCCCTTCTATGGTGTAACTACACCCTCAGGTGCAAATACAGGTTACGGAGAATATATTAAAAACCCTAACAGTTATGGTATGTGGAATAGTCAACCTGATCTAGGCACAACTGTTATATGTATATTCATTAACGGTGATCCTAATTATGGATTTTGGATAGGATGTGTACCACAACCAGAAGCATTACAAATGGTACCGGCAATTGGCGGTACCGATAATATTGTAGCAAATGCAGGTGAAGCAAAAGGTCTGGGCGGCGCTATTAGATTACCGGTAACTAATATTAACACAAATAATTCGGGAATAGCAGATGGTCCAACATTTTTAAGTGACGCTAAACCCGTACATAGTTATGTTGCCAGTATATTAGCACAACAAGGATTAATTAGAGATCCTATTAGAGGTGTAATTGGTTCAAGCGCACAACGTGAAACTCCAAGTCGTGTTGGATGGGGAGTAAGCACACCGGGAAGACCTATATATGAAGGTGGCTTTACTGATGAGACTATAGTTAGTAAACTTAATGGAAACACACAAGGTGATATATACGGTTTAAAAGTTATTGCACGTAGAGGTGGACATACGTTAGTAATGGACGACGGAGATATTTTAGGTAGAGACCAATTAGTAAGACTGCGTAGTAGTTTAGGACATCAAATATTAATGAGTGATGATGGTCAAACATTATTCATTATTCATGCTAACGGACAAAGTTACATTGAGTTAGGTAAAGAAGGTACAATTGATATGTATTCTACTAACTCATTCAATGTAAGAACACAAGGTGATTTGAATCTACACGCTGATAACAACATTAATATTAATGCAGGTAAGGCATTAAACATAAGTGCTGATACAATTGCAATGAGTAGTGAAAAACAAACTACACAAAAAGTTGGAACAGATTTTAGTTTATATGCTTCTGGAACATATACAACTAAAGTAGATGGTAAGATGAGTTTTGCCAGTGGCTCGGATTCTTCTTTCTATAGTGATTCTATTACGTATTTTAATGGTAGTAAAATTAATTTGAATACAGGAGCATCAAGTTTAGTTCCGCAAGAAGTTAAACCATTGCCGGTAGTAGCACATACTGATACATTGAATGATGCTACTAAGGGTTGGTTATCTGCTCCGGGTAAGTTATTAAGTATTGTAAGTAGAGCACCGGCTCATGCACCATGGGCTAGTGCAAATCAGGGTGTTGATGTTAAAGTTAATAACAATGCAAGTGCGGCACTACCAGCTGCACCTAGTTCAGCCGTAGCGGCCGCAAATGCCAGTTCAGGTTCAGCAGAAGTTACTGCCCCAGTAACACCGTCAGTGGCAGCTACTGTACCCCCATCGGCTGCAATTAGTGCGGCATTAGATAAGAATGTAACGGGCACATTGGTTGCTCAAGTATCTACATTAGCCGCAACAGGTCCGGCAGCTGCCGCAGTTAAGTTGGGTGCAGGCGTAGTAGAAACTGCAAATGGTGCTGTTGCGGCAGTGGGTGCAATGGCACAAAGTGCGGCACAACTTGAAGCAGGTGGTGTAATTAAACCAGGTGCAGCCGCACTAGTTAACAACCTAGTGCAAGGTGGTAAGACAATACAACAAGCATTGACACCAAATCTCTTTACGGGTAAAGACGGCGCTGCAAACTTAACTAGTTATGTTAACAATCCTGTAGCACAAGTAGCAACACAAGTTGCTACATTTACTCAAGCACAAACTGCATTAGTACAAACTGGATTAATTACAGGTAAAGAATCAGGTACAGCTATAGCAGGTTTAGTAATGTCGGCGGCAACAGCCGGTATACAAAATACTGTTAATTTAGTTAGTAATGCGGCTAATGCAGTAGTTGGTGCAGTTAATGGAGCAATATCAAATGTAGTTGGCGCGGCTACTGGTGCATTGAATAGTGTATTAGGATCGGCCGCAAGTTTAGTTTCTGCTGGCAATTTTGCAGGTAACTTAGCATCTACTGTAACCGGTGGGTTAAGTAGTATTGCAACATCACTAACTGGAATGGCAAAAGGTGCTGTTGCAGGTTTAACAGGTTTACTAGATAGTGCTAAAGGTGTTGCTGGAAGTGCATTTGCGGCAATTAGCGGGGCATTACCGACACTAACTGTTGGGGTACCACAAAATATTAAAGACATAACAGAAAAAGCACAAGCTTTGGCACAGGCGCCGACTGCCAATGCATTGACAGGAGCATTAAGTTCAGTAACAGGTGCCGTAACCGGAGCATTAAGTTCAGTGACAGGAGCAGTAACCGGAGCATTAAGTTCAGTAACAGGAGCTGTTGCAGGAGTTACTGGAGCAATTAATAATGCGGTAGGTTCAGTCACAGGCGCAATTGGTGCGGTTACCGGAGTTACCGGAGCACTAGATGCAGTTAATGGTGTTGTTGCAGGAGTTACCGGCGCAATCAACAGCACAATAGGTGCGGCTACTGGATTAATTAAAAATACATTAGGTGCGGCCACTAATTTAGCTACTGGTTTAGGAGCATTGCCGGGCGGTGGTGGTGTTGCATCAATCGTTAACAATGCTGTAGGAGCAGTTAATAGTGTACCAGGTGTGGCCGCAGTATCAGGTTTAATTAATACAGCTTCATCAATAACTAATGGTATAGCCGGGTTGGCAGCTAACCCACTAGCATCATCTAGTGCATTGACCGCGGCCGCAGGTGCAGCCGGTGCATTGACAAAAGGGTTAGATGACTTAAAGAGTGGTAAATTGACGTTAGCGTCATTGGCTAGTGCAGGTTTACCGGCTGGAGCATCTGCACAATTAAATGCCGCTATCAGCTCAATGAGTTCAGGTGGTGCAGTACAAATTAAGTTACCTACTATAGCTGTTAATACTACTGATAGAAGTGAAGTAGATACTTTGGGTAAGGATATACGAGGTGATTCAAGAATACCAGCACCAAACTTTACAGGTAATCCTGCAACAACCGGTGAATCGCTACCTGAGACTACACTTGAAACTTTTAATAAAAAACGTAGAGATCAGCGAAAACGGTTTAATGAACAATTTGAAATTACAAAAACAGCAAAGCTAGCATGGATAGAGTCAGTAGAAACATTGCCGGCAGGTGATCCAACAATAGCAGAATTGAAAAAGAAATATGAGACTGAATATTCAAAAATCTTGTCGATAACTGACGAACTTAATACACTCACATAAATATACTATAGGATAACAATATGCCATCATATATAGGTTTCAGTACAATTAACGCTAATAAACCCCGCTCTACTAATCTACCGGCGGGTATTGCAGGTGGAGTAGGTTCTATGGTGCAGCCAGTTATCCCTGGCAAAAAGTATAGACTAGTTGACCAACAATTAGTTATACAAGATTTTCTTAATGCACTGAATATTCAACAGGGGCAAAAAGTAGGAAACCCCGGATACGGAACTACTCTTTGGAGTTTTGTTTTTGAGCCTAACACTTTTGATGTACAGAACAAATTAGAGACTGAAATTAGACGAGTTGCTAATCAAGATCCAAGAATGATAGTCAATACTGTTAGCGCATACCCCCAAGAAAACGGTATATTAATTGAAGTAGAACTAGCAGTTTCACCCTTCAATAATGCAGAAATGCTTAGTGTTTTCTTCAATAATCAGACGAATACAGCAGTAATTCAATAATCTTCCAAAAGTAGTGTTTTCATTTAAGATAAATACTTAAAAGAGAATACCACTATGGCAACTAGTTCACGACAATCAGCATTATTCGGCGTCAATGATTGGAAGGCAATCTATCAAACCTTCCGTGAAGCCGACTTCCGTTCATATGACTATGAAACATTACGTAAAAGTTTTATTGATTATCTACGTGTTTACTATCCAGAAACGTTTAATGATTACATTGAATCAAGTGAATTCATTGCGTTAATGGACGTTATGGCCTTTATGGGTCAGGGTCTTGCATTCCGTAGTGATTTGAATGCCCGTGAAAACTTTATTGATACTGCTGAACGTAGAGATAGCGTTGTTAAACTAGCAAACCTAGTTAGTTATACTCCTAAACGTAATTTAGCTGGACAAGGGTATATTAAAGTAACAAGCATCCAAACTACTGAAAACATTACGGATCTGAACGGATACAACTTAAGCAATCAACAAGTATTGTGGAATGACCCTGCAAATGTCAATTGGTTAGAGCAATATAATACAATTATTAATGCCACATTGATTAACACACAACGAGTTGGCCGCCCGGGTAATAGTGCTCAAATATCTGGTATTAAAACAGATGAATATTCAATTAACATTCCATCAAACACTTTACCTATTGTACCTTTTACTGCGATTGTAGATAATCAAGCAATGAATTTTGAATTAGTTAGTTCAACTACATTAGATGAAGATTATGTATATGAGATACCGCCCGGACCAAGTGGTATAATGAATATGGCTTATCGTAATGACAAATTAGGTTACGGTAGTCCAAACACAGGTTTTTTCTTTTATTTTAAACAAGGAACATTGCAGAATTTTGATTTTAATTTAGCACAACAAATTTCAAATCAAGTAGTTGATATCGATATTCAAGGCATTAACAATACAGATACTTGGTTATATCAGTTAAGTACAGATAACAGTTCGGCAGTTAATAGAACGTTATGGAATCAAGTAGAGAATGTTTATGCTGATGCTTACTTGCAAACAGAAGGTAGTGTTCGCAGAATATTTTCAGTTGGTTCTAGATTTAACGACCAAGTTAGTTACGTTTTTGGTGATGGAGTATTTTCCGCAATCCCAGTTGGAACCTTTAGAGCATATGTTCGTGCAGGTAATGCATTGACATATACTATTGATCCAAATGAGATGCAAAATTTATCAGTTACATTAAGTTATATTAGCAGGCTAGGACGAACAGAAACACTTACATTAGGATTACAATTACAGACACCAGTGTCAAACGCACAGGCAAGAGAAACATTAGCAAACATTAAACAACGTGCCCCTACTCGCTATTACACACAGAATAGAATGGTTAATGGTGAAGATTACAACAATTTCCCATATACATTATACAGTTCTATTATTAAAAGTAAAGCTATTAACCGTAGTTCTGTGGGTGTATCAAAAAACTTAGACTTGTTAGATCCAACCGGAAAATACTCCAGCACAAATTCATTCTCAAGTGACGGTGGTATGTACCAAAATGATACAGATGGTAACATATTATTAACCATTAACACATCTGGTGATATTATTACATTTTTAACAGACACATTAGGTGCATTACTAGCAGATAATCGTGCAAGACAATATTACATTCAAAATTATACAAGGTATAATGTTAATACAGCATCAGGAGACGGCACTGTATATTGGCAAGAACAAACAGTTGATGCTAGCAGTTTAACTGGTTACTTTTATAACATTAACGGTAGCGATAACACTCCAATCCCAGTAGGAACATATTCTACATATAATATGAAATATGTAACTAAAGGTGCAATGATGAAATTTACTGCACCGGCTGGATATTATTTTAGCCCCACAAATCGTTTAATAGCTGGTATTGCTAGCCCATCTGACCAAACTTATATATGGACTACAGTATTAAATGTAGTGGGTGATGGTTACAACAATGGTGAAGGTGCATTTAGTAACGGGTTAGGACCGGTAACATTAAATGGTTATGTACCTCAAGGTGCAATTGTCTCTACTATATTACCTGCATTTGACAACTCATTACCAAATATAGTAATACAAGAGTGTATTGTTAGAATGGAACTTAATCAAAGTTTCAGTTTAATATTTGACAACAGTTTGACTATAGCACAAGATCGATGGAGTATTGGTACATATGATGCTAGTAATTATTTTGTAAACATACTAAGTATAGGAAATAATCGTTATAGCATATCATATCGTGCATTAGCATATTATTTTGGTAGTGTAGCTGATACACGCTTTACATTTGAAAACGGTAAATTAGTATATGATCCGTTTAGTGGAAAGATATTACAAGACTTTGTTAAAGTATTAGCAACTAATACTCAACCTAGCAGTAACTATCCATTAGCAACACCTGTAACAGCAAGTATTATTGGTCAGACAGTTGAAAGTGATGGTTATGTAAATGACTTTGAAGTTGAAATAGCTAGTATAGATGTTAATGATAGAACCATTGTGAGTAACCCGGATTTCTTCACGGAAGTAACCGGTTATCTTAATGGTAATGCCAATATAGGCATTTACACATTCTTTGAATTGTTACAAGACGCTGTTAATCTTTCACGTTATCAATTAATAGCATCAAGTGGTGTAGTATATCTATATTCTACTAAAACACAAATTGAAGTAGTTAAATATGAATATCCAGAAGGTCAATTGTTCTATGCATATACAGATAATTTATTTTACACAACAATTCAAGACCAAACAGTTAATACACCATATTATGTTGTAACTGAACAACCACAATATATTATGAAACCAGGACGTCAAGGTTTACAATTTCAATATCGGCATAATAGTAATAACACGACTCGTATTAATCCGGCAACTACAAACATTATTGATTTGTATGTAGTTACGCAGGCTTATTATACTGCTTATCAAAATTGGTTGCAAGATATTACAAATACAGTACCTATACCAGATAAACCCACAATTAATGAATTAACACAAGCATATGGATCATTAAATGATTATAAGATGTTAAGTGATAGTGTAATTTTAAATAGCGTAGTATTTTTACCATTATTTGGATCTAAAGCACCAACTCAATTAAGAGCAACAGTTAAGGTTATTAGAGCAGGCAATACAAATGCAAGTGATAGTGAAATACGTAGTGCTGTTCTTTCAGCAATGAACACGTATTTTAATATTAACAATTGGAATTTTGGTGACACTTTTTACTTTAGTGAATTAAGTGCATACTTACATTCTGAAGTAGGTGATTTAATTAGTTCTGCTGTATTAGTTCCAAATGACCCTACAATGAGTTTTGGTGATTTATATGAAATTAAATCTGCACCATACGAAATATTTGCCAACGGAGCAACAGCAAATGATGTTCTTGTGATTGCGGCACTTACACCAGCACAGTTACAGATACGATAAGTAATATATAACCATAGAGAGAAATAATGGCAACAAGAATTAGAACATTAAATTTTCTACCTGAAATATTTAAAACAACGACCAATAGTCAATTTTTAAACGCAACATTGGATCAGATAGTAGACCAACCAAATACTAAACGAATTCAGGGTTATATTGGCAGTAGATTTGGGTATGGTGTCAATGCTAAAAATTATTACGTAACAGAACCTACAAAAACTAGAACAGACTATCAGCTTGATCCAGGTGTAGTATTTCTAAAAAAAGATACAAGCACAGCACAAGATTTTATTAGTTACCCGGGTATAATTGATGGATTAGAATTAGAAGGCGCCCTGATAGGTGACAATAACAGATTATTCACAAGTGAATTCTATTCATGGGATAGTTTTACTGACTTAGATAAAATTATTAACTTTAATCAATACTACTGGCTGCCCGAAGGTCCTGAAGCGGTAACAGTAAGTACTGAAACAGTTTACAATGCTACTGATTATATCATTACAAGCACTCCAAACGGATATTTAGTAACTGCCACTGGCCAATCACAGGGCGCTACTAATCCTGCACTTACACTATTACGTGGGGGTACGTATACTTTTAATGTTAATCAAGCTAGTGATTTTTGGATTCAAGGTATGCCGGGCATTACAGGCTATGATCCAAATCAACCTAATGTACAAACACGTGATGTATTGGGTGTTAATAATAATGGTGCTGACGTTGGAATAGTAACATTCACTGTTCCTTTTAAAACTGCACAAGATGAATATATTTTACCCGGCAACAATCGTGTTGATTTAGTAACTACTTTATTATATTCAGATGTTGAAGGTGTGTTACTTAGTAGTTTAACAAATGGAATAGATGGTATTACCTCACTTGACGGCCTTACCTTAATGTTCTATAACAATGAGAATGAGACAACGTTCTACACAATTACATATACCGGTACTCTTACAGACCCTACAATTACATTAATTGCAGGTGATACTATTCCTGTTGAGGAAAATGTCACAGCAAATTTTGGTACAGAGTATATTGGTAGAACATTCTATAGAACTACCGGTGATGTAATTACGTTAATTCCTTACTTAAGTGCAATACTTGATACATTGTATTATCAAGATGGTACATCAAGTAATAAAGTAGGACAAATTAGATTAATATCTAGTAATACAACTAATCGTATTGATGTGCTTACTGATATTATAGGCAAAAAAAATTATACATCTCCAAATGGTGTAGTGTTTACTAATGGATTAAAAGTAATATTCTCTGGCGAAATATATCCTGTTAGCTATGAGAATATTAGATTTTATGTTGAGGGTGTGGGTACAGCTATACAGTTGATTCCAGTAACTGATTTTGTAGCTCCGGAACCCTTCACTCAAGGTACATATATACCTTTTGACACCACACCATATGATATAGGAAATTTTGATGTTAATTTGTATATTCCTGTATTACAGGATTATATTACTATCGCTAGAAATAGTATTGATAAGAACCCGTGGTCAAGAAGTAACAGATGGTTTCATATTGATGTAATTAATGCTACTGCTACGTATAATAGTAATCCAGAGTTAGCTACAATATATGCTACTCCAGAAAATAAAGCCAACCGTCCTATTATTGAGTTTTACCCTAATTTGCGGTTGTTTGATTCGGGTGTTGTTGGTAAACCACCAATAGACTTTATTGATTTTAGGACAACCGATGCATTCAATAATGTGACCGGTGTTGCTGGGCAAGAAAATTATTATCCTGATGTAGAAGTGTATACAGCATATACCGCAACTATTAATGAATTATTAGTTGCAGGTACAAGTACTACAATTGATATACTTGCATCTGATATTACCGGCTCATTTCAAGTTGGTCAATATATAAATGATAGTACTAATTTGTTGCCAAGAAATAGTCAAATTACTACCATAACCGGCACGACAACATTAACTTTAACTGTATCTTGGTCTGGTTCACAGACTGTAACAGGTGGGGTTAATTCATCATTAATAGCCAATGATATACAAAACGATAGTTATTCTCTATTTGATGGAGCACGTATTGTATTTGCTGCCGATACTAATCTAAATGTAAGAAATAAAATATATGTTGTTAGATTGTCTACATTAGTATTTGGAGACGCCCCGGTAATTACGTTAACAGAAGCCGAAGATGGACTTGTTTTAGCGGATGAACAAACATTCGTATTTAGAGGCTATAACTATAAAGGTATGGATTTCCACTTTGACGGTGCAAATTGGCAAGAAAGCCAACAGAAAACTACAGTAAATCAACCCCCATTATTTGATGTGTTTGATAATAACGGAATTAGTTTTGGTGATCGTACTGTGTATGTCGGTACCTCATTTGCTGGTAATAAATTATTTGCTTATGGTATTGGTTCGGGAATAGATGATCCTGTATTAGGATTTCCGTTAATATATAGTTCGGTTGATAATATAGGTGATATCAGTTTTGATGTATCATTAAACTCAGCATCATTCAATTATGTGAACGGGTCCATTCCTATCACACAAAAAGTTAATACTGGCTATGTTTACAATTATAGTGATTTGACAACATCGGTAAGACAATTGGGTTGGCAAACTGCGATTGGCTCTAGCGTACAATATCAAATATTTGAATTTAATTACTTTGCTACCAGCCCCACTACCACATATGCATGTGATATTGCTAAACTAGTTGACACGGATAGTGCATGGCCTACTATACAGCTTTTTGTAAATAATAAAATACAATATTCAAGTGCTTATACAGTAGAGATAACTGCCACACAAACAATAGTAACTTTTACTGTACCTAACCCAGAAGTAGACACAGTAGTTGAAATATTATTATTAAGTGATCAGGTGAGTGAAACAGCTTATTATGGCATACCTATTAACTTGAATAACAACCCACTAAATGAAGATATTACTACAGTTAATGTAGGTGATGTACGTGGTCAATATCAAAGTAGTTTTTACAATAATCCAAACACCACCGGCGACGTTTTTGGTTCAAACAATTACCGTGATTTGGGTAATATGGTTCCATATGGTAATAAAATAATTCAAAATAGCGCAAGTTTAGTATTGCCCGGCGCTTTCTTGCGTAAACAAAATCATAATCTATTCAATGCGTTAATGTATAACAGCAGAGAATATATTACATTTAAAACATTATTAGTTGACACAATTAATACAACAGATTTTAGTCAACGGTTATCTCCTTCGACTATGCTAGATAATGCATTAGACAAAATTACTAACGCAAAAACAGATAGTAATAGTTTCTTTTGGAGTGACATGTTGCCATCAAAAGCGGCATATATTACTAATACATATAGTTTTGCTAATGCATTAGATGTAAGTATATATCCATTAAGTAAAATATATAATTTTGCTACAGCTAATTATAACGGAGTATTAGTATATATAACTAATACAACAGGGGTAATTACTCAATTAATACGCGGAGTTGATTATACAGTAAGCCCTACTAGTCCGTCATTAACAGTAACACTAGATTTGGCACCGGGTGAGCAAATTACTATTAAAGAATATAATCAAACATATGGTAGTTATGTTCCAAATACTCCTACTAAATTGGGTTTATATCCTTCAACTATACCTACTGTTATATTAGATACAGCATATTATCAACCTACATATTTTATTGTAGGACATGATGGTTCATATAATAAATTATATGGGGATTACATTGACGGTGTATTAATTGATTTTAGAGATCAGGTATTACTTGAATTTGAAAAACGTATATATAATAATTTAAAATTAAGTAATGCTATTCCTATACAGGAATATGAAGTATTACCGGGTTTCTTTAGAGATACTAATTATACTTATGATGAAATATTACAAATTTACACAACTAGTTTCTTAGACTGGGTTGGACAAAATAGAATTAATTATAAAACTCAATTTTATAGTTCTAATAACGAATTTACCTACAACTATAATCAAAGTGGTAATAAAATAAACCAAGAAGTTATCCTACAGGGATATTGGAGAGGGATATACGAATATTTATATGATACTAGTACTCCGGATACTAGTCCATGGGAAATGCTTGGTTTTACAAATCAGCCAACATGGTGGGAAACACGATACGGACCTGCTCCATACACCAGTGATAACTTAGTATTATGGAATGATTTAGCAGAAGGTATTGATTGGAATAACGGTAACCCAGTTGTGGTGCCGTCAGCAGTACGTCCACAATTATTAAACGTATTACCAGTAGATAGTGCAGGTAATTTAGTTTCACCTTTTGTTTCTATTGTAGGTAACTATAGTAACACATCATTTAATCGTGATTGGGTAGTAGGTGATGTAGGCCCAGCTGAGTTCAGCTATCGTAGAAGTAGTAGCTGGCCTTTTGATTTAATGCGTATATTAGCATTGACAAAACCTGCTGAATTTTTTAATTTAGGTATTGATATTGACAACTACAAATACAATGAAGAATTTGGTCAATATCTAGTAAATGATAGAAGTCATTTAGTTATAAGTGATGTAGAGATTTATGGTAGTGGCACTGCTAAAACAAGTTATATCAATTGGATTGTTGATTACGAAAAACAAGTAGGAGTTGATGCTACCACTAACATTACTGATTTATTGTATAATTTAGATGTTAGATTAGTATACAGACTTGCTGGTTTTAGTGACAAAAATTTATTAAAATTCTATGTTGAAAAATCAACTGCTAATAGTAACAATAGTAGTTTATTGATACCGGATGAAAGCTATCAAGTATTGTTATATGATAATCAACCATTTGACAAAATTGTTTATAGTGGTGTAGTTGTACAATTAACAAACACTGGTTACAAAGTATATGGCAACAGTCAAACTAATGCTTATTTTAAAATATTAGCACCAAAAATTAACGGCAATTATGAAAGAGTTTCTGTTCAGGGATTAAGCGTACAATTAGCTAAAGACTATTATGATACTCCTGAGGTAGTGGCATATGGCACTGAGTTTATAACAGTACAACAAGTAGCACAATTTATAGACGGTTATGGAAGATATTTAGCAAGTCAGGGTGTATTGTTTGACCAAATTGAATCTGGGTTAACTGTCAGCTGGAGACAAATGGTAGCCGAGTATTTGTATTGGGCACAATGTGGTTGGGAAGTAGGCAGTATTGTTAATATTAATCCTGCTGCCAACTTAATTTCTATTAATAAAGATAGTTATATTGTACAACCATTAACATTACAAAGACAAAATTTTGTATTAAATCAAAACTTATATCCAATACAAAGTGTTGATTTAAGCATAATTCGTGATGGAACATTGTTTACAGCACAACCATTAAATCAAGGTGATACCGTTGCATATGGTCAATTTAACATTAGTAATTTTGAACATGGTATTGTTTTTGATAATGTTACATTATTTGATGATGTAATTTATAATTTAATAACCGGTTTACGTCAAAATCGTATTACAGTGCGTGGGGCTAAAACGGCTGAATGGAACGGTACAATTGATGCACAAGGCTTTATTTTAAATCAAGATAATATACTTGATTGGAATAAAACAGTAAAATATACAACCGGAAGTATCGTTAAGTATAAAAACAAATATTGGATTGCTCTTACTATTATTCAACCAAAAGAAGTATTTGAAGAACGTGAGTGGAAACAAACAGATTATAACGAAATACAAAAAGGATTATTACCTAATACTAGCACCCGCTCTTATGAAAGCACTATATATTATGACATAAATCGTGCTAACTTAGAGAATGATGCCGACCTATTAAGCTTTAGTTTGATTGGATATCGACCACGTGATTACTTGGCATTAGTTGATTTAACTGATATTACTCAAATTAATGTTTATAAAAACTTTATTAAGAATAAAGGAACATTGAACGCAGCCAGTGCTTTTAAAGGCGCAAATTTACCGCAAGGTGGTATTGACTATGATGTTTATGAAAATTGGGCTATTAAGTCAGGTGAGTTTGGCGGAGTATTAAACAGTAATTTTGTTGATTTTAAATTAAATCAAACTGAGCTAACCGGTAACCCGAGTATTGTTGGATTGACTAACGGTATATCTACTGATGGTGTACAACAAGAAGTTCCGTTATATAGTTTATATAATTATGGTCGTCCAGTAACCAGTACTGACGTATTACCGTTATTGCCAACTGACACACCTTCAGCATTATTCCCAGATGCAGGATACGCTAACTTTAATGATATGCGTATTGCGGCATATTATTATAATAATCTAACTACTAGTACATCACCTCGCGGAGTATTAACACCTTTATCACAGTTATATGTAGGGCAATATGTTTGGTTGGCCGATTATCGAGGTACTTGGCAAGTAATGACACCTGTAAGTTTGGGTGCTGTTGTATTTGCAAAAAATAACTTAAATGGTACAGCAACGATTACCTTTAACAATCCTCACGGCTTAACAAAATATCAACCATTTGCTATTGTTAATTTCAATGATAGTTTGAATGGTTATTACATAGTTAATACTGTGATTGACCTCAATAGTGTATTGGTTAATGTAACAGTAGCCCCATCAATTACTACTATAACCGGTCAGGGTATTGGGTTTAGATTCCAATCACAGCGTGTGGCTAATCCTAGCGATATCATTGATTTGCCTTTATTGAATACTGAATTTGTTAAAACTAAAGTTTGGGTAGATACTAATAATGACGGTGATTGGGCAGTATATCGTAAGAGCTTAAATTATACATACGATTCAGAATTAGTTAAAGACGGATCAGAAACATTTGGTAGTGCTGTTGCATATACTGATACATTGGGTTACTTGATAGGTGATTCAGATGCCGGTGTAGCATATCGGTATTCTTTCAACGTATTGTTTGATAGATATGATTTGATGCAAACATTAACCGGTGTTGCATCTTTTGGCACAACAATTACATATGCTAATGATATATTTGTGGTATCACAACCTACAGGTACACCTGCAGTTTATGTTTATCAATTGGTTGTTAGTATAACAGTAAATGAATTACAATCATTGCAATCTGCCATAGCAGCACCGGGAGGTGTAACTGAGTGGGGTAAAGCAATTGCTATATCCGGCGATACTAATTGGTTATACATATCAGCGGTAACTTCATCTACTAGTTTAGTGTATGTTTATAGATATTCAACTGTCACAGAAGAATATGAACCATCTACTATTATTGATTTAGCATTAACTAATAGTGATAACTTTGGATACTCATTGTCAACAGATTATTATGGTGATACTGTTATAATTGGAACACCTGATCAAAACTATAATGCTTCTACAGAAAATTGGGGCTACACTTATGTATATGATAGAACAGTTCAGAATTTTGAAGCACAATTTACAAGTATACCAAATGTCCCACAAACGTTTACATTAGCTTGGACCCCTATTACAGTAACGCAAACTGCTACATCTACTGACGGATCAACTGAAAGAATTACGGTAACTAGTTCTACTGGTTTTAGTATAGGAGATCCTGTTGTATTCTCTACCGGCACTAATGCAGGATATTTTGCAATAGGGGAAACATATACAATAACTTCTGTTGGCACTACTAATTTTGTAGCAATAGGTGCAGCCGCTAATACAATTGGTCAAACTTTTGTAGCTACCGGTGTTGGTACAGGAACAGGAACAGCTAGTTCAACTGGTCTATTATCTAGTGGAGCAATTTCTGCTAATACAGTATATTATGTACTTGATAAACCTACAGGTGATACATTTAGAATCACAACATCTAGAGGATCAATAGTTCCTATTAACTTAACATCTGCTACCGGTAGCATGACATGTACAATACAAACAACACCATTATTAATTAATGTTAATGGTACTATAATTACTGATAATAATTATGCAGTTATAGATTCAACATTATATGTATACAGCTCATTAAATGCAGGTGATATCATCAATGTCAGTGGTAATAACTTTGTATTAGCGCAAACTCTTACAACTGAGAACACACCTAAAATTGGTGTACAATTTGGTATTAGTGTTGACACCAACACATATGCTACTGAAATATTAGTAGGGGCACCGTTTGAATTAACCAGTACAAACCAAGAAGGTGCTGTTTATCGCTATACCAATGGTGGGGGCAAGTACGGAATGATTATTGGTACAACAGACACTGACATCACAACTACTAGAACTATTTTAATTAATGGTTATATGGTAACATTAACTGCAGGTAATGCAACAGTAGTAGCAAATGCAATTAACCAAGCAAATATTACCAATGTACGATCATATGAGCAATTAGATATTTTAGGTAACCCAACAGGCAAATTAATTATTAGTTTATTAGATAGTGCGTTAGCATCACCCAATGATAAACTTAATGTCACTGTAGTAGATACCGCAACATGGGCTGAATTGGGAATTAATACATATACTCAAACACAAACTATTAATGACCCCCATGGCCAAGGTACAACTCAATTTGGTAATGTAGTTAAGTTTAATGAATTTAATTCGTTTGTAGTTAGCGCACCAACAGCTACACGTTATGAAGCAACTACTTTTGATTCCACCGATGATGAAGATTATGATAATGATACATTATTTGACAATAACACTACACAATGGGTAGACACATATGCAAATGCAGGTGCAGTTTATATGTTTGATTATCTATCAGTTTACAATGAATCTTTAGCAAATTGTGGTAATTTTGTATATGCACAAAGTGTTAATGATATTAATGAAACATTTGGGGCCCAACCAATGTACGGGCATGCGGTAGATTTTAATGCTACACGTGTAGTTATTGGTACTCCAAACTTTAAACCAGATTCTGTTGCAGGACAAATTGTAACATATTTTAATTCTACAGGAACACCCGATTGGAGTGTATATAGAAGTTCAAGTCCGGTAGTTGATATCAATAGAATTCAAAACATACAATTGTATAGCGCAATTACTAATGCTACATTAGACAATTTGGATTATATAGACCCATTACAGGGTAAAATATTAGGATCAGTAAGACAAAATATTGATGTAGTTTCTAATGTTGATCCGGCTGGATATAATAGTCCTGATAATAAAGGCTCAATGGTATGGGGATCAGCACAAATCGGAGAAATATGGTTTAACACAAGCACAACTAAGTTTGTAAATTATCATCAAAATGATATCGTATATAATAGTAAATGGTGGGGACAAATATTTCCGGGTAGTGATGTAACCGTTTATAGTTGGATAACAAGTAATGTACCCCCAATATCATATACAGGACCAGGTATACCGTTTAATACTGATTCATTTGCAATTGAATATACTTTAAATGCTACTGGAGTATTAACTCCTGTGTACTTCTATTGGGTAAGAAATACTAATATTATATTCACTAAGCGTGGCAAAACTTTAGCAGATAGTATTATTCAATCTTATATTGCATCACCAATTAATTCTGGTATCAGTTATTTTGCTCCGTTAGAACAAGATATATTTGCTCTATACAACTGCGGCGACAATATTAATGCCAATGATTCAGTATTACATATTGGATATTCTACTGGAACAAATGATGATGTGTCTAATAGTTTATACAATTTAATTCGTACTAATTATCCAGATGATTTCTTGCCCGGATTACCTACTACTAACGGAGCTGATGTCCCTCAATCATTATATGATAGAATGTTAGATAGTTTATGTGGTGTAGATGAATCTGGCGCAGTAGTACCTGATCCATATTTACCTAAACCAGTGCAATATGGTATATACGCAAGACCAAGACAAGGTTTCTTTGTTGATAGATTACTTGCATTGAAAAATTATTTAGGATATGCCAATGAAGTATTAGCACAGTATCCTATTAGCGAAACACGTAGGTCATTATTCTTATATACTGAAGGTGTAACAAATCGCTCAACTGATCCTGTATATAATACAGACCCAACAAGTCCATATTATAGTATCAATCCATGGACTGGACCAATTATACCATTCTATTCTACAACCGATTACTGGTATTATATTAATTGGTGGGCAACAGGATATGACAATAATACTAAATCAGCATTACAGGTACCTATATATGCCGATTTAGCAACCATAAATGCAACCGCTGGTTTAATTGTTACTGTTGCAACAAATGGAGATGGTAAATCAGAAACATATGTATATACTAACTTAGGCACATGGGAACGTATTGGTTTACAAGACGGTACTATTGAATTTAGTAGTAATTTGTGGGATTATGCCACAGCTAGATTAGGATTTGGAGATAATTTCTTTGATACTACTCCATACGATACATATCCATCACAAGAAACACGTAGTATTGTAAGAGCATTAAATGAAGAAATTTATACTAATGAATTATTAATCTTTAGAAATAAGAGTTTAATTCTATTATTTGAATTCATTCAAAGTGAATCTATTGAATCACAGAATTATTTACCATGGTTAAATAAAACATCATTCATTGATGTTGGACATACTATACGTGAATTATTACCGTTAGAGGTATTTCAATCAGATAATCAAGATTTCTTGGCTGGCTATATCAATGAAGTTAAACCATACCATGTGGTTATTAAAGAGTTCTTATTTAAATATACAGGGTCTGAGTTATACGCAGGGACTATAACTGATTTTGATTTACCTGCACAATATAATACTGAAGTTCAACAGTTTATTACTCCTGAATTAGTATATGCTAATCCAAGCGGTGTTAATCAATATTTACCAACAGATCCTATATGGCAAACTAGTGCATACTCTGAGTGGTTTAATAATTATGGATTAGGCATTACAGGGGTTGATGATTATCAAATAACAGTATTAGCGTCTTACGTTTCATTAAATTCTCCGGCTATGGCTGTAGATAATGCATATGGATTCCCAATTAATGGTACTATACTAATAGGTGATGAATTAATAGGATATTCTAATGTTGACCGATCGACCAACACACTTAGTGGATTGACACGAGGTGTTGATGGTACACCAATAACGGCACATATACCGGGTGAAATAATTACAATAAATCTACCTGCAGTATTAGTATTAAACAGTGGTCGTGGTTATACCGAACCTCCTAGAGTAGTTGCATATATTGATACTACTATATATCCAGCACCAAGACGTGCGGCAGTATTGCAAGTAGTAATGAACTTAGATGCAATATTACGTGTAGATGTAATTGATCCAGGTGATGGATATGCAGTATTACCTCAAATTATAATTGATCCATCTGTGTCAGTCTCATTCACTTCGGATGATGTTAATTTATTATCAAATACAATATCATTGCCCTCACCGTTGCTACAAACAGGAGACTTGATAAAATATACTATAGGCACAAATACAACTGCTGTAGGTGGTTTAGATGTTGACCAATATTACTATGTAAATGTTCTAGAATCTACCCCAACATTTGTTATTGCTTTATACACTACCTACAGAGATGCAATTAACGATAGTGACCGTGTAGTATTGTTTGATACTGGCTCAGGTATTAATAATGCATTAAACGTTAGTGCTAGAGCAAGTTGTGTATCAACTTCTTTACCAATACGAGAAAATCAAATCACATTGCGATTTGATAGAACAACTTACAATTCAGAATTAACTGAATGGGAAGGTGGAGCATTTTATGGAAGTTTTTATGCTGGATTGTATAATAATTCAGAAAGAATTTCTAGTTCAAGTATTGGATTACAGTCTACTGCACCGGACATTGATACTATCTTGTCCAGTGCCGCAGGCGCAGTTTTTGAGATTGAAAACGTTACAAATGTTGAGGTAATCGATTGGAGTTCACGTACAAGACTAGTATCGGCTATTAATTCTGGTACTAACACGATAACAATAACTGCCTCCGATGGTGGGGCATCACTTATTAATAGTGACACAATAACTAACCCAACAATAGGTTTTTATATTGGCATGCCAATTCAATTTATAGGAGCAGTTACCGGTAACATAACAGTAGAAACTACATACTATATTAAATCATTAGTCGACGGAGACAAGTTTACTATATCTGCTAGTATATCAGGTGGTGTGCCAGGTACAGTTGTCTCAATGGTTGGAACATCTTTAGGCGCAGCCGGATTAACTGCCTACGTAGGTGAAGTAACTAATACAGCAGTAGTTACTATATTCTATCCAGGAATATTAACTGCTACAGCAACTACAAGTACAACTAATGCAATAACAGTACCGTTAACTGGCAGTGGTTTAGGAGGAACTAACGGGTTCTATACAAATTTACCGTTATTCTTTGTAGGCAATGTATTTGGTGGTGTTATTGAAAATGAAAGATATTATGTTACTACTGTAATAGACAATCAAAGATTTACTATGTCTACAGCAGAAGATCCAGTAATGGTTAGCGTGTATAGTACTGCAGCCAGCACAGACTACATAACATGTGACGATACAACCGGACTATCATTTAATGATCCTATTATATTTAATAACATGAGTGTCAGTGGATCTGCTGTAGCAACGTTTGGTAATATAGTAGATGGTACTATTTATTATGTAAGTGCTATAATTAATGATACTAATTTCCAAATTTCTAGTGTACAAAATGGTGGAACATTTGGCTTAGCTGATCAGGCAGCAGGTACAGGTACAGGATGTACAGGAACAGATCAAAAAGATATAGTACAATTAACTACCGCTACAGGTACAATGACATGTAATGTTGGATTGCCAGTAAGTCCTGGTCAAGTTACTGGTCAACAGTTTACATTCTATCCAACTTCAACTTCTACTGTAACTAATCCTGCATATACTCAAGGTAATTTAATTACTCGCACTATTAAAAGTGCATTAGCAGACGGCGATTATCTTGCACTAGAATCTGAAACTGGTGGTATTACAAACATTTATGTAAATATGCCAATTAGATTGTCCGCGTCATATGGTGGATTAAGTACAGGAACAACTTATTGGGTAGTCAACACCGGTACAGTAACTACTGAAGTAATTGAAACTACAGACAACTTAAACGCCTCACCAAATACATTAATTTCTACTAGCACATCAGGCTTTTATCTTAACATGCCCATAACTTTTACTGGATCTACCTTAGGTGGAACTATTGAAAATACGTTATATTTTGTCAAAACATTAGATATTAATGGAACTGATTTTACTATTTCAGACTCATCTGGTGGTGCAGAACTTGCTCTATCTGCAGGTACCGGGTCAATGACTGCAACTGGTTCATCTTATATTAAAGTATCAGCCACTTTAGGTGGAGGGGTTCTCCCATTATCAAATGCCTCATCAACTACAACATTAACACAATATCCAACATCAAGTCTAACAGTTAATGTAAATTGGGTATTAGGTGGATATAGCGTTGTTATTATTAGTGGGGGCGGAGGTTACGCCATCAATAATACATTTACAGTATTAGGTGCTAATTTAAATGGTGCAACTCCTGCAAATAACTTAGTAATGACAGTTAATACTATTGGATCAAATGGTCAAGTAACATCATTAATCAATTCAGGCACTCCTCCTGAAATAGTTGAACAATATTACTTAAAAGTAATATCAACAACAGAATGTGAAGTATATAGTGATTCATTGTTACAAATCCCAGTAAGTGGAATTAATTTCCCGTTTACTGCAGGTGACTATGCATTATTACCAGAACCATTCTACTTTAATCAAAGTATTGTCAAGTACAATAATAGAGTTTATCAATGTATTATTAGTAATAACGATACAGAGTTTATATTTGGTAAATGGGAAGAATTGCGTAGTGATAGTAGAAAATTAAATGCCCTAGATAGAATTATGGGTTACTATCAACCAACTATTAATATGCCTGGGGTAGATTTGACACAATTAGTTGATGGCATTATTTATCCAAATAGTACATATAAAGATAATGCTTTCCCTCCATCAGAGGAATACACATTAGATACTATCTTACAGGATCAATTGTTTAGTCCGACTGAAGTAGATGTTACTTCTATTGTCTGGGACGGTATTAAATATTTTGCACCTTCTAATACACCAACATATTCAGATATTACTAATAGTACAAATGGCACTACATGGCTGTCTAATAAATTAACAAGTCAACCAATTGGTTTATCTGATATTGTATATGCTGATACAAAATATGTTATAAGTTCACAAAATAATGCAACTCCTATAGTAGTAAGTTCTGACGGAATTGTTTGGACTACTACAGGATTAGAAAATGGAACAGTTTCAATAGGTAATACAAGTTTGAATAGTGTTACTTATTTTAATGGCACGTATGTTGCAGTTGGTGATAATATTGTATCTAGTCTTGACGCTTATACATGGTTAGAAACATATCGAGTCGCTGATATGATTTTATATGGAGTATCGGCAATATCTATTAATAATTTTGATGGCTTTGTTGCTGTAGGAGTTGGCCCTGATTATAGTGTTATCCCTACAATAACCAAAAGTGTTATATTAAAAAGCTTAGACGGAATAACATGGACAAATATAACACCTTCGGCATCATATGAAAATCTATATGGTGTATCTAGTGGTAATAACACTATTGTAGTTGTTGGAAATAATGGAGCAATCTTTACAAGTATTAACGGTAGTAACTGGAATGATATTAGTACCGGTACTGATAACTTAAGAGATATTACTTATTCTGATAGTCTAGGATTATTTGTTATTGTTGGAGAAGGAGGACGTATTGTAACATCTGATGGTAGTACATGGTCCGTAGAAATATCAGGTACTACTGAAAACTTAAATAGCGTTATATGGAATAATGATTTAAGTGAATTTATTGCAACAGGCAATAACAATGTTATACTTAATAGTACAAATGGAACTGATTGGACAATTAGTAACATATTTATTACTGATCCTACTATATATGACGTTCAAGGAGATGCATTTACTTCAGGCTATGGTCCTGAAGAATTAGTACCGGGAGTAGTATCTGATAATCTAACAATGATAGTCACAACTCGTCCGGGAACAGATTGGCCTGTAGCAACTTATCAACATGTTGGATATAATGTTGTAGCTACCACTATAACTCCACTTAGTGGTCAAGTAATCTTTAGTTTTGATAGATTAGTTTTGATACCGGCACAGTTATCAGTATTCCAAATTGATGGCACAACTGGTTTAGCCACACGATTATATGATAATGATTCATTTACAATAGATTGGATAATAAAAACAATTACGTTATCAAGTTCATTGCCTGCAGGTGATTTGATAATGATAGAAGTATATGAAGTTGGTAACGGTGATCAATTAGAAAAATCTAATAGTCAAACTGATCCAATTAGGCTCAACGAAGACACTGGATTTAATGAAATAAATCTAAACTGTAACTATAGCGCAACTCGCACCTCTGGATCAGGAGTTATTATACCCGGAACATCACCGGTTAATGTGATTGCATCGGAGACAGATAGTACAGAAAATTCTATATTATGTGACGATGTAAGATACTTTACGATAAACGATCAAATCACATTTTATGGAGATGTATTTGGTGGTATAGTAGCAGATACTCATTATTATGTTAAAACAGTAAGTAATGTAACAAATAAAATTACAATATCAGAAACTAATCCAGGCGGAGTAGCAGGTCCTACATTTGTATTAACTAGTGATACAGGTTCAATGGATATTGTAATACAAACTGGAAGTGGTGCCCCTTGGACAGATCCAATAGTCTATCACAATGGTACTAAACTTATATTAGGACATACTAATAGAATTACACAAACATCCAGTTCAACTAATTCTATTACATGTAATACTACTGATGGTATGGAAGTAGGTGAACCAATTGTCTTTAGTGATACTATGTTTGGTAGTGTGATATCTCCACAAACAGTATATTATATTGAATCAATTATTGATGCTAATGAATTTACTATTTCTGACACATTGGGAGGTCCTGTATTAGCATTGACTGATGATGCTGGTGGTGCAATTGGAATTACTAATGACTATGCATTTGGCATAGCAAATAATGGAATTTCAGCAAAAATAATATTTGCGGCACAATATGTTGACACAACCGATTATCTAACTTATACTGTGTTTGGTGAAACTTATCCGGATCAATATGGTTATACTATTCCCGAACTTAAAACTTTTATTGCAACAGCGGGACAAACTAACTTTAATTTAACAAATTATGTAGGTGGAGATAATCCAACTAATGCTATAGTAGAAATAAATGGCGTACGTTTAACATTTACAACAAACCCATTAACTACGGACTATACTATTAATTCATCAACTAACGTATTAACATTGACTACCGGAGCAACAGTAAACGATGTTGTTGCAGTTACAAGCTATAATCTAACAGAACGTCAAGATTTTAATACACAGTATGATATAACCGGAGCTACAGTTTCAAATATTATTAATATTAATAATGAAATTACATCTCCTATTGTAACTACAAACGTAACTGTAGTGTCTAGCACTGGTAATTTATTAACATGTCCTGATACTAGTGGATTCATTGTAGATCAAACAATTATATTTAAGGGTATTTCAGTAGGCAATGTACTAACTAATGGTACTGTTTACTATGTTAAATCTGTTACACTACCGTATGATGGTACGTTCACCATCTCACAAACCTTAGGTGGTTCTACATTTAATCCAGGTAGT